ATTCAATGGAACAATCAAGTAATTACGACGAGTTCAGCGCTATCTTTGAGAATCAATCTAATCATGGAGAGAGTTCCGGTATTGCACGTGAGGATGACGTGCTTCACGCATTTTCCAATCCAACCCCAAGAGTTGAGCCTGCTCCGTCTTCCACGGAGATGCTCCTCTGGGAAGTGGGGTCAGCCGCGTTTGAGGCGACTTCAACTAACTCCGTAACGAGTTTTAGGACCGCAAATGAAGGTTCCGCAGAAGGGTTATTACCACCTGAGTCAGGTCGAGCTGATGAAGGACCAGTGCAACCATTACTGCCACCTACACTTAGACCATCCCGCATGCCTATCCCTATTCTTGCACCTGCCAGTAACAGAGGAGAATATGCACAGTCTAGGAGCGAAGAACGCAGGGTAACGCCTGTGCCTCCTGTAATACCGAGGGAGGCTAGACCAAAGATTGGACCCATTTTGATGGCCAAGATTGGATCTACGTTAAATCTCGGTATATATAGACACCTCAAGGAATGGTGGTACAAAGGCTACGTACCTCCAAAACCAAAGCTCAATGCCTTTTTAGAGGCGTATGATGAAGTCCAAGAGGATCTGCCAGATAGTTTTGAGAAATGCTATATAGAGGCGGAGTCTATACCCAAAGTAGCTGGCAAATGGGCCAGACGCGCCAGAGACGAGTTGAATATCTTGACAAGGGATACTGCCACCTTAATGGTGGTTAAAGAATTCCTAGTTAGGGAAATGAAGGCTCGTGATATGCGAAACACTGATATATCTAAGGTGTTGCCATTTGCCATACAGTTAAGCTTTGTCCCTCATAGAGATGAGTTAGACGCCAGGGACTTCGCTGTGCAAGAATCATACTTCCTGAGAAATCGGGAAGGAAACACTCCAAGGCACGGTAGAAGAAAATGGTGGATATTGAACTGGTTCGGTCCGAAGATGGAAGAACCACAGTTCATTCAATCATGAGGAGGCCCTAGGAATAGACCTGGGGTGAACGTCACCGTTTCAGTGGCGCCCGATCACCCCAGATTGCGAGTCGAGAGATTCCCAGGGAAATACAAAGTGAAACAAAAGAATCCCACAGACCTAGTGAGTTTGAGACCCAACATCAAATTTATGGTCTATAACTCTGATATAGAGACACTAGTGCGAGCGGTAAAGGAGAGGTTATTTTTCGTGACAGATGGGAAAGGAGGTTTTGTCGAGCCACCCAGACCTGAGTCTTTAGCTTCTTTTGTCGATGGCATGGATGAGTTCTTTAAGCGATTTAAGAAATATGTTAAGTATGTCGCCCCATTAACCAAGGATCAATTCCTTGGAGCTTATGCGGGCCGTAGAAAGGCTATTTACAAGAAAGCACTGGATTCACTGTTGAATTTTCCTTTGACAAGGAAAGATTCACGGATTAGTTTCTTCCCTAAAACGGAGAAGAATAATTTCACTGCCAAATCTGACCCAGTACCAAGAGGAATAAGTCCGAGACACGCTCGCTATCATGTGTCACTTGGCCCATATATCAAGAGAATAGAGCACGAAGTCTATGATATAATTGGAAAGGTATTCGGTGCGCCGACCGTGTTTAAGGGATTGAACGCGGCACGCCGAGGAGCCCAACTACTTGCCCACTGGAACCATTTTGATGATCCAGTGGCAATCCCCTTGGATGCTTCACGATTCGATCAGCATGTGAGCAAGGAAGCCCTTACTTGGGAACACAGCGTGTACAAGCTGTTTTTCCCTAAAGACAAAAGATTTGAACAACTCTTATCTTGGCAGCTTGTTAACAAGGGCTATGGAAGAGCGGAGAACGGAAAGATTAAATTTACGCTGGTAGGAAAACGGATGTCTGGAGACATGAACACTGCACTTGGTAATTGTTTACTAATGTGCGCCAAGGTGTATTGTTACATGATGTCAGTTAAAGTGCGTAAATTTAGGCTAGCGAACGATGGAGATGATTGTGTGCTAATCATTGAATCTCGAGATTTCAAAAAGATCGCAACGCTAGACCTTTGGTTTCTGAAAAAAGGTTTCAATATGAAGATAGGGAAGCCTGTTAAAGTTTTGGAAGAAATCGAATTCTGTCAGTCCCACCCAGTACGTACGCCGCAAGGATGTTTGATGGTTCGTAAGTATCCAGTTAGTGTATCAAAAGATTGCTTAAGCATTAAGCCACTCAATAGCGAAAAGCTGTTCAAGAGATGGATTAAGGCAGTTGGCGAGGGTGGTATATCTCTCACCGGAGGTATACCCATTGTACAGGAGTTCTATGCTTGCTTGTTACGAAATTCAGGCAATGTTAAAGCTCTTACCAATGATCCCACGCAGGATACGGGGTTATCCCGACTAGCAGCTGGAATGAAGAGGGAATACTCCCCTGTAGATAGTTATACCCGCCTTTCCTTTTGGAGGGCTTTTGGAGTAGATCCAGCTAGGCAGATTGCATTAGAGCAAGTTTATAGGATGAAGACGCTGTGTTACGACAGCATCCGAGATCCGAATGACAACCTCGATATGAGGTTGTGATCCCAAAGGGCAGTCGTGTAACCAATTGCAAGTTCCCATACCAATATTGACAGTACACTCGGGTTTCGCACCCGCCCTAGACGAGACAAAGTGTCTGATATGTGACCATCCACGATTGTGAATACTAATGTGCTTGGTGAACGTCCCACGAGCGCGGATCGCGGCACTGGAGGGATAAGTTGTGAACAACACGTAACGGTTATGGGGTTGATAGCGGTAATGAACCAAAACTATTATTTTAGTGCTAACCAGAAAGCCAAGAGACTGCACGGATTCCCTGCTTCCACAGTTCGCTATTGATGTACAGTCCCCAGGGCATAGGGCATCCCATACTATGCCAAACAAAACTAAAGCCAGACGTCGGGTCGTCTCTAATAAACCCAAAACCACAAAACCAAAGAAAGCAACTCCTTTTTCGGATGCTGGTGCTGTCGTTGGATCAAAATTAGGTGCCATGTTCAATGCTCCTTATTTGAAAGGTGTTGGTAAGTGGTTAGGATCGGGAATCGGACAGATATTCGGTAGTGGAGACTATCAAATTGTCGGAGGAACACCTAATTATAATGTGATGATGAACGGCAATCAAATACCAAAGTTCTCATCTACATCACAAACCAACATCGTTTGTCATCGTGAATATCTTGGAGATTTCACAGGAACCTCTGGGTTCGTTAACAACACCTTCCCATTAAACCCCGGTATGGCTCAAACCTTCCCGTGGCTAAGTGCTATCGCTCAAAGTTATCAAGAATACAAATTTCATGGATTGATTTTTGAATTCAGACCCTTAATAACTGATTTTGTCACCAGCGGTGCACCGGGTGTTGTTGTTATGGCAACCAACTACAATGCAGATGCCACTGCATACACCACAAAGCAGCAAATGGAGAATAGTGAGTATGCGGTTTCAGTTAAACCAACCAGAGAGTTGATGCACGGCGTTGAGTGTGCCACGAGCCAAACTGTGTTACCACAGCTATATGTGCGTACATCTGATCCGCCAACAGGGCAAGACTTGAGATTGTATGATCTTGGATTGTTCCAATTCGCTACACAAGCCAACCCGATTCAGTCCCTAGGTGAATTGTGGGTATCCTATTGCGTGGAATTTTTCAAACCTATCCTTCCAAGTGAGGTGGGTGGTGCAATCCTGTCTACCACTTTTGTCCGCTCAACAATCGGTGGAGCAACGCCTTTTGGCACAATCCAGGTATCTAAGACCGGTGACTTGAACTCTTCTATGACTTCAACGTCTTTGACATTCTTTGCACATCCTGGCAACAACTATGAGGTCACTAGATCTTGGGTTGGTACTGCCACAGCTGTTTTGAATTTCCCATCTCAAACATTTATAGGATTGGTGCAGTTGCCCGTTTATGACGGTATTAACTTCATTGTTGCTCCGAACAATGCTGTGGTCAGTGATCGCATGATAGCTCAAGAGACTTACAAGTGTACATTACTCAATCCAGGCTTTGTCACTTTGACAGAAGGCACAGGGGGTACATACCCAGGGGGATCTAGGTTAACCCTAGTAGTCACTGAAGTCTCTTCCCAGCTGGGCTGAGATCACAAAGACGACAAACGTCTATAAAGTCGACCATAACGACTATAACCAAATTGGAAAGTCGACCATAACGACTATAAACAAATTGGGGAATGACGAGAGTCCGGGACCGAGCAACCATAAGCTTTAATAAGGGGTGGTGGCACACTAGGTACTTAGTAACCTGTCGCACGTATGTGTCGAGTTGAGGAAGACTGAAAGTGCTGCGTATTCCAAATATTTTCTTTAAATATTTGAAATCTCAGCAGTTAGGAATACTCGGCCTGTCAAGACAAAACCTAAGGGCAGCCTCCTGGCCATGCAGGTGAGGAGTCGGCGGTAATCGGTTACGGGTTATCATTGGTGGTTTGCACCATTAGGCCAGACTATAAAAGACACAGAGCTAGAGAACTAAATTTGGGCTGTTCTCGAAAAC